TTCAAACTCTAGTTTTTGAAATAGTCCTGCCATTTAGAACTTCATCCCCATTTGCTTTAGTGTGTGTTCGGTCCAGATTTGAAACTCATATCCATTATCTTTACAATATGCAACAGCAGCATTCCACTTACATTGATTTTTAACATACTCTAATGATTCTCTAATATGCTTCTTTGTTCGTCTTCTGCTGCTAGGTGGTTTAGTTTGTTTATCTGGTTTAATTTCTACAATAATAGTTCTACCGTCTTTCATATTTAGTTTTAAATCAACAAAGTAACGGTGATATTTGTTATCTATTGCGCTGATATATGGTATCACAGTTTCTTCAGAAGACCATGATTTAATATCAGGATTATCTTCACACCACTTGAAAGCAAATCTTTCCCACATTGAACGATAAATAACCTGTGTATGGTCACCATCATACTTCTTGGGTTTTTTTACTTTATATTTACCTTTGTAAGTTTTCATAGCACCATATAAATAATTATAAACTTTAAATATTTATAGGAACACTAATGGCTAGTGGATTAAAATTTCCTCTTGTAGAAGATGAAAAGTATGCTGCAAAGGTTATCTTCCAAGCAAAAGGTGAAGGTAGTGGACAGTGTATTCTGTATATGCCAGAAGCATTAACATTTAATGACCAGATTAATTATGATAATGTTAACTTAGGTGTTGCGGGTATGGCTGCGATGAGTCTTACTAAGTTTTCAGGGGATGCTGCTAATGCTGCTGTTGATCCTGCACTCAGACAGGCAGCCATGGCTAATATCCAGACTAAGGCTGCTAACCTGATGAAGCAGCGAGATATGCTAGGATCAAATGTTAAAAACATGCTTGCGGATAATGCTGCACCATTTGCATCATTGTTAGCACAGGGACTGATTCCATCAGAGGCTATTTCTTCTGGTATTGCATTGGGTAGTGGTGTTACAGCAAACCCACACAAACGTTCTGTGTTTAGAGATGTTTCTATTAGAAACTTTGGTTTCTCGTTTATGTTAAGCCCTGCTAGTAAAGCAGAGGGTGAAATGATTGAAGGTATTGTAGACTTCTTTAGAGAGAATGCTTACCCCGATTATGTTTCTGGTGGCAAGTATGCCTATAGATTTCCTAATAGATTTACAATTACATTTAAGTATGGTGGAGATGAAATGTCACAACCACCTAAGATTCTTGATTGCTTCTTACAGAGTGTGAATACAACATTTAACCCAAGGTCTTCATCTTTCTTCAGTGATGGTAAATTTAATGAGACACAGATTTCTCTTGGATTTGTAGAAGAAAGACCACTGGCTAAACCAGATGTGCAGGAAGGGTACTAATGGCATATTTTACAGACTACCCTAGACTTAGTTATCCTTTTGCAGATAATGCAACACCTACAGAATTTGTAGACCTTGGTGCATATGTAGATATGCTTGACAGGGTAAAAGATGATATATCTTTTTACAAGACATATTATATTAGAAATGGCGATAGACCAGATCAAGTATCATATACTCTTTATGACACAGCAGATTATTACTGGACATTCTATAATCTAAATGATGACCTGAAAAGACGTGGGTGGCCTCTCTCTAATTCAGAGTTAGATGAAAAGGCAAAGAAAGAATATCCACATACAACCCTGACTACCAGAGCAGACCTATCTAATCAATTCTTAGTAGGCAGCACAGTAACAGGAACAACTTCAGGTGCAACAGGAACTATCCTCAGAAGAAGACCTGACTTTGGACAGATTATTGTAGACCAGACCAACACTGCTGATTTTCAGGCTGCTGAAACTATTACGACTGTAGAGAATGATACGTCTAAATCTATTGTTATTGATGCTCAATCAGAAGAATATAATTCAAAGCATCACTATGAAGATGCTGATGGTAATTATGTTGACATTTCCCCCCGTGCACCATTTACTCAGAGAGTATCCTATGAAGTAAGATGGAACGGTAGTGATACCAGTGATCCAGACAACTTTATTATTGACAAGATTAAAATCTCTAACCAAACTTCCATCTACACAGACTTTAGTTTGAATGAGGTAACAACACAGGCAGTTCTTGGAAATATTCTTCCGGGTGGTTCTGCTTTGATTATTGGTGGTGCACTTCAGTTACAATTTGCCACAGATACTGAGTATACTATTGGAGACTTGCAAACTAATTTCTTTGGTGGGGTATTAGGACTGACCGGAGTTGGACTGACTGCTGTGGGGGTACAGCTTGCAGCAATTGTCAATTCTATTCTAGCATCTGGTGGCACTCCACCCACTACTATTGTCTACCATACCTTTACTCTGGTAGATAATCAATTAAACTTATACGGTGCGGACCAGTCTGTTCCTCAGTATCTTGCTTTTGAATTTAGATCAAATGTTGATGTTGACATGACCACAGTTCTTGACAGTATTTATGCAGGTTTAGCATTTGATACAATCACTGCAAATGATACTTTGAATGCTAATGAAAGAAACTTTGTTGCATACAAAAATATTGGTCTTACTGGTACTGCAATACCAGAGTCTCCATTCTTGACTGACAAAACAACAGATACAGTATCCACCGCAAACTCTGCATTTAACTATGTACAGAATGAATTTGAAACATATATTGCGTCTAATTATGATGCACTTGTTCCTGCTACAATTACTCCGGTAACTTTCTTGGAGAGATATCAAAAAGAAAATGAGGAACTTAGAGAAATTAAAGTCTTGAAGCCGGACATTATAGATGAATTTGAAAGACAGGTTAGAAAAACTTTGATTGAAAATCCTAATGCTGAAGTTGAGTTTAGATCAGGTAATGTATCGGGCAACTCTACATTCAAAACAAATCCATCTGTTCCTACAGCATCTGCTTCTAATACTGTGGCAAGTAGCAGCGGAGGCTCTAGTTATTAATGAGTAATACCGGGCATCATCCTTCCTATGTAGGCACCACCAGAGTATTTGTAGAATCTCCAAGATATGAAACATCAGAGATTACTGCTATTACCCTACAGGTTTCTATTTTTGAAAACATTTCTTTGCCGTACATCACAGCACAGCTAGTTATTGTTGATTCTGCTAATGCTTCTAACGCTGTGCACTTTCAGGGGCAGGAAAGAGTTATTATTGCTATTATTGACAAGGATGAAAAAGTTGTCTTTAATAAAGAATTTATCTGTATGGGTATTGAATATGGGCAAAAAATCGGTGATGACAAATCTGGTTTTATTGTAAAGCTTATTGAAGAGCATGCTATGCTCAGTAACAGCACTAGATTTAGCAAGGTGTATGAAGGAAAACCTGATGACATTTGCACACAGGTATGTCAAGAGCAATTAGGTGTAGGTGTATCTGTAGAAGGCTCTACCACACAAAGCCAAATGCGAGTGGTATTCCCATTCACTGTGTCTCCACTTGAAGCGGCTAACTGGATGGTGACCAGATGCTCTACAGGTGAGGGCATACCGTTCTTATTCTATTCTAGTCTGTCAGAAGATACACTACAGCTAAAAGATGTAAACACACTTCTGTCTCAAGGGGCATTCAATGCTGGTGATCCATACATTTTTGCTAGTGTGAGTACACCAGAACCCGGTGGTCCAGAAGATCGTGAAATCTTGAAAAAGAAAATTCTGAGTTATTCTATACCAAACAATGAAGACACTTTATTTGCTATGGTTAAGAATGTCTATGGTGGATATTACCATTTTATTGACACATACGAAAAAGGGGGTGAAGAAGCCATCTATGATTTTACCAAACCTTATGGCAGCTTACCTAAGCCAAATGGCTCCACCAAGTACAATTATGATGAAGAGTTTACGATTGGTAGACCCTACCACAAAGGACAAAACACCTACACCAGCCAAGTAGCAACTAGAAAGCTGTTTGATGACATGTACTCTTTCCTTGAAGAAGATGATATTGAGATGCATCTTAAAAAGGCAGAGTCAAGGGGAATTTATAATTTCTTAGATCAACAGCCTATTACTTTTGCAGTAAACGGGATTGACTTAGGATTTGATAAATTAGGTAAGACAGTAGATGTATATATTACAAAAGATATTCCAGCAGAAGAAAAAGTATCACCAGAGCAAATGAAAGATAAGAAGCGGTCTGGTGAGTACCTTATTCAGAAAGTCATGTATACTATTTTTGATAACAGATTAACATCAACAGTAACAGCAACTAAGACTAGTACAAATAATAATCTTGGTGGTGAAAAGGTTAATATAGCATAATGACAGATTTATACAAGACCATACAAAAAGAATTTTATGGGGATAATGTCAGATGGTTTGTTGGCATTGTAGAAGATAATAAGAATGATCCTGAAAAGCTTGGTAGGGTTAGAGTACGAATTTATGGAACACACAATGCATATTTGTCAGATGTTCCTACAGAAAAGCTACCTTGGGCAACAGTTTTGGTTCCCGGTACATATGGTGGTGTGTCTGGTGTAGGCAGGAGCCCTACAGGGATTGAGCAGGGAGCAATGGTCTTTGGTATGTTTATGGACGGTAAACATTCTCAGAACCCATTAATCATAGGTACGATTCCAAAGATTGAACAGGAATCCGGTAAAGATATTACACCAGAAGTTAAAATTGAACCTGCTAAAATTGAAAGTTCTATTGGTGGTGCTGGTGATACTGTAGGTGCTGTTAAGATTGATGATGACTTATTTGGAATAGAATACTCAGGTGGAGTAATTATTTTCCAGAAAGCTACTGAAAAGGGGTATGGTGTTATGGCAGCAGCAACTTTGGCTAGTATCGGTTCAATTTAGGAGTTAAGGTATGGTTAGAATTGCCCCTGATAAATTTCCCATAAGCGCACCTAAGAATGAGTTTACTCCATCTCCCTTTGCTGGATGTGTAGCCTATCCTACAGATGAAAAGTTTGGTGTGTTTAATTTTACTGGATTTATGCTTGTGGGATATAGAGCATACTGCTTTGCTAATAATCTAGATGTAAATGATGTTGGTGTACAGACTGACTATTTACTTAAAATGCTAGAGGAAAAAACTAATCTTAGAGGCACAGAATTAAAAAGTGCAGAGACAATTGAAAAGGCCGCACAGCTAATTCATGAATATATACTTCAAGACACAACAAACATTGATAAGACTATTGACCTTGCATATGACTTTCTAGAAAGGAATACTGCATAATGCCAAATGAATATGATAGAATAAAAAACACATCGTGGGTGACCCTTGACTTTATGAGTGACCCTAGCGTCAACGTTGGCAAGTACATTGCTGATTATGGTGGAAAACCTGCCACAGAATTTGAATCTAAGCAACAAATTACTAGTAGAATTTTAGATAACCAGACCAGTCAAGCTGATGCAGGTGAAGATGAGACCTTTGAGTACGGTGATGAGTTTGATGTACAAGATGAACCTATCTATGGACCAGCAGGTAGCGGTACTGCAATCATTAATAATGAGAAGGTGGAACATAATGATCAGCCTAACTATGGTCCCCCCGGTACTAATAGTTCACAGGAAGGCGGTTCTAACAAATCGTTAACCCCTAATGGTGTTCCGCCCGGTGCAGCTAGAGCAGAGACAGGAACCTTTGAGGATGCAAGTAGAACTTCAAAGTCCAGCAAGCTAACCCTACAGGACGGTACTACACTTATCACTACAAGTGGCACATATGCTTCACAGCTTTCCAGTATGTTCTGTAATGTCAGTGTTGTCTATGCCAGAAACCAGAATGTCAAGTACAGTAACAATACAGGTGGTGGTAATAGTGGAACTAATGCAGCAGGAGATTTGGGTGACGCTGGCAACGAATATTCTGATGCTGAGTTTGATGCTGCTACTAATGAAGAAGTACAAGAAGATATCTTGAATGCACTTGGTATTGATGATCCTTCTTCTATTGAAGGATTTGAATATGGAGATACGTTACAACAGACCTTTGATAATCTTAGAGATTCTGGTGTAGACATTGATGGTATGCTTGCTGCATCTAATCCAATTGACGTTGCATCTGCATTCTTAGGTGCTAATGAAAACAACCCTGCACACGCTGCTGTTCTGGGACAATTCTTTGAAGCTTCTACAGGAACCAGTATCAATCCTGCACAGACTGCATGGTGTGCTGCATTTGCTAACTCTGTAGTAGCATCTACAGGGCTGCAACCTACAGGTGGACTTAATGCCAAGTCATTCCTAAATTGGGGACAGGGTGTAGATATTTCTAGTGGACTTGGAAATGTTAAACCGGGTGATGTTGCTGTATTTGATAGAGGTACACCGGGTGATTGGAGAGGACATGTTGGATTTGTTCAATCTGTCAATGCTGATGGTACGTTAAATATTCTTGGTGGTAACCAAGGCAACAGTGTGAGTATCAGAAAATACTCTACTGATAGACTTGAAGGTATTAGAAGGGCTAAGAGGTAATGGCAGTAGGTGATCCAATTGTAACCGTAAAGAGAAAGGTTAACTTTGCTGACAGGTTTAATCCTGATGTAAAGACCTTATCTTCTGATTTTATGGGTGATGATATTTCACCTGTATTTGATGCTCTGACTGCTAAACCGGGTGATTATATTGAAACCCCTGAAGAAATAGAAGCATACCTTAGATCATCCAGAAGGGAGTATACACAGGTTATTATATGCAATACTCACACAGACTTCAAGCAGAATTTAGACAGGGCTGGATTGCTTGATTGGTATAGTCAGTCATATGAACAATTGGATGTTAACTATCATTTTCTGATTCTTAGAGATGGACGTATACAGATTAATAAAGGTATTAATGAAGAACCACCATTTACTCCTGTAGATATTCATGTTCCATTTAGTATCAGTGTTGCTATGGTAGGTGGCATGAAAGATGGTGAGTATGATATTGATACTTGTTCACCTAATCAGTGGAAAACTCTCAGAGCATTCTTGAAGACATTCTATACTATCCTTCCGGGTGGGCAGGTCTTTGGTCATTCTGATATTAATCCCTATGCACCTGATCCGGGTTTTGATGCAGTACGGTATGTAGAGAAAAGTTTTGGTAAAAGAAATACACTGAGAAATGCTGATGCAAGAGCCAAAGGGTCTTTGAGCATCTATGAGCTAATCGGTGAAAGTAGAAGAAGAGGGTTCAGATAATGTCTACTGGCTTTAAAGACCCGGATGGTGAATTTCCACGTTCTGATTATGGAGGTGCTGCAACCACTAACAAAGCATCTAGAGAAGAGTGGGAGCCTTATGTTAAGCTACCTGATGGGACAGAGAACCTTGAGCTAGTATCAACAGACTGGCAACCCAAGTATCCTTATAATAAGGTAGAAGAAACTTCATCTGGTCACAGAATAGAGACTGATGATACTCCCGGTGAAGAACGTCTTTCTTTTGTACACAAGGATGGTAGTGGTATTGAGATGTATCCTAACACACAGGATGCAACTACATTCCTTATCAATTCTGTAGGTAGACAGGTTCAGTTGGTTGGTGATGATTTTGTAATGATTGTAAATGGTAATGGTGATGTTCATTACAAAGGCAACCTGAATTTGAATGTGGATGGTGATTTTAATATTGCCTGTACTAACTTTACTGTGACTACAACGGGTAAACAGATTGAAGAAATCCGACAAGAGAAGATTGAAAACTTTGTAGGGGACAGAGTTGTCACTACACAGGGCAGTAAGTCTGAAGTTGTTCTGGGTAACTACACTGTAGAGAGTATGGGAAACAGTCATTTTGTTTCTAAAAAGAATACTCGTATTACAGCAGAAGACAATATTGATATTTTTGCTGGTGATGACATGAGACTGACAGCAGAAGGCACTATGACCAGTTCTGCTATGACTAACAGATTAATTGGTCTTTGTACTTCTGTAGTGGGCAATACAGGCACCTTTGGTGGGCAGAACATGGTTATGTATGCTAAGACATATCATGGTGATGTTATTGGTACAGCAGAAAGGGCTAGGTATGCTACAGACACTGATCCTGATGCAGTACAGACTGCTATGCCGACAACTGCAAACCTGACAGAAGGTCTGACCAAGACAAAGACACTTGGTATCCGTAATATTGATGTAGATGATGGTAGAATTTCCAGTAGTGTTAAGAGTGAAGTTCAGTCTTCTGGTTCATCTTCTAATACTGCACAAAGACCAGATACATTTGGTGACGATCCAGCACCTACTACAACCACTAGAGAGGGTAGGTCGGGCGTTGGTGATTTTAATCCAGATGACCCTGCTACTGAAAGATACAACAATCCGGGTGGTATGTATCCTGCTTCATGGCAAGAGAAGTATGGGGCTGTTTCTAATAGTGATCGTATTGGTGGTGGTCACTCTATTGCAGGATTTGCAACAAAAGAGCAGGGTGCTGCGGCACACATGGCTCTGTTGAAAGAAGGTAAGTACTATAGAAATGAATCTATTTCAGGTGCAATCAATACATGGTCTGGTGGTAATAATGTTAACAGCTATCTTTCCAGTCTGCAAGCACAAGGCATTGATACCTCTAAAAATGTTTCGTTCTATACCAGTACCAAGGCAGGTACAATCAAACTTGCCAAAGCAATGTCTTTCCATGAGACGGGCAGAAAGTTCAGCCTGTCAGATCAGGGATGGTCTAATGCCTATGACTTGGGCAACAGTAAGGGATGGTTATAATGCTAAAATTTAATATTAATAAACTTTCCCCTAGAGAAGTCAGAAGTCTGCTGAGAGATCCAAACAACAGAGAAGACGGTGTTCTTGTAGGAGCAGCATTTGCCAAGAACCTTATTGGTGGGGATTACTTTGTTCCTCTTGCAAGGAGACTGAGAACATACTTTGGTTCTAAAGCAGGAGCAAAGTATTCTAAGGATTCATTTATCAAGTCTAAAAAGCCAAGACGGTACAAAGAGAACCTTGGTTTAAAGGCAATTCTACCTGATCCAGTCTATGATCCACTCAAGCTTCCAACAATCAATTCAGGAACAAAACTAGGGCAAGGCATTCCTTTGTCTATGTTTGCTAATGCACCGGGCAGTAAGGGTACACTCAATCACTTATCACAGGCAGACAGAAAAGAGATTGCAAAAAATCTTTATTGTCAAGTCCCTTTGATTGAAGGATTTAGAAACCAAGCAAAATTTAGAAACTACAGTCTATTTGTTTCTGATGGTCTGGTCAAGAAGCAAGACACTGAGACATTGACTTCAGGAGACATTAGAGACTTGCAGACCAAGGGCAGGGCAGTTGTCTATGAAGTCTTGGATAATAAGGGTAAGAATGATCCACAGGCTACATTTGAGTTGGCAAACTACTGGAAAGACAATCATCTGTTTCAGGGATTGATCTTACACTTTGACAGCATGGAACCGTTAACAGAAGACCGCTATGCTAACAGACATGACAATATAGAATTCCTTGACCCGACAAGAGAATATCATGCAGAAATTATTGTTGTTATGCCCAATGTAGATTACTACTACAGAGGAAATTTTGAAAGACGGGTTCGCACTGATATTAACTTCAGGCCATTTATCAAAGGTGGTTTAGGGCATTTCCAATATAAATAAAATAATACCTCAATAAAAAAGAAGACAAATGGCAGTATCAAAAGCATTCTCAATTGAAGACGGTAACCTAAACAGACCCGCTATTATCAATACACGGGTAAGGAACTACAGTGATATTGATTTAACATTCACTGCTAGAAGCACTGGTGATGTGTTTAAGAAAACAGATGCTGCTGCGGTCAAACAGTCTGTGAAAACAATTCTACAGACAAACTACGGAGAGAGACCTTTTCGGCCAAAGTTTGGTGCAGATTTAAGGTCTAAGATATTTGATAACTATACTGTTGATGAAAATGAATTCTTCATTGCAGACGCAGTAAAAGATGCAATTAGAGATTTTGAGCCTAGAGCAAAAGTTCTTAATGTGATTGTAAGTGAACAACCTGACAGAAATTTTCTGGGAGTAACTGTAGAATTTCAGGTTGTAGACACAGAAGAGATTGTATCACTAGAGACTTCTATTTCAAGGATTAGATAAGAATGGCAACCACGATTACACCATCAGATTTAAATTTTGATGATATTAAAACGTCTTTGACAAACTATTTTAAGTCAAAGTCTGAGTTTTCTGACTATGACTTTGAAGGCTCTGGTATTTCTAATATCATGGATGTTTTGGCATACAATACACACCTTAACGGTCTTATTGCAAACTTTGCATTGAATGAGGCATTTCTCCCTACAGCACAGCTTAGAACATCTCTGGTTAACCAGTCTCTTTCATTTGGATATATCCCAAGGTCTAAGACAGCATCCCGTGCACAATTAACAGTAAGTGTCAACCTTTCTTCTGCGGTATCAAAACCTGCTAATATCACACTTCCAGCGGGAACTACGTTTACCACACAAGTTGATGGTGAAAGCTACACGTTTAGAACCTTGATTGATTATATTGGATATGATACTACAGGTTCAGGTATCTATACATTTGTAGACCAGCTTGGCAATCCCTACATTACTGTTCTGGAAGGTGAGATAACTGTCAAGACATTTATTGCAGAAATTACAGGGGACAGGCAGGTATATGTTGTTCCTGATCCTAATCTTGACCTGACTACAGTTGGTGTACAAGTCTATGAGGATATTAACTCTGATACCTTTACCACATATTTTAGTGCTAATGCCACAACTGGTGGTAACATTATTAACACTGTATCCTCTACTACTGCACTCTATCTTCCTTTAGAAAGCTACAATGGTTATTGGGAGTTTAACTTTGGTGTGGGGGGTCTTACAGGTGTTAACCCTGAAAACGGTCAGGCAATCCGTATTACATACCTGAGAACAAATGGTCTAGATGCTAATGGTGCTTCTGTCTTTACACCTACATCTACTCTTAGTGTAAATAATGTTTCATACAATCTAAATGTAACAACCTATGCAAAGTCTTCCTTTGGTGCAGATAAAGAGGGTATTGAATCTATTAGACAGAATGCGCCACTATCTTATCTTGCGCAGAACAGATTTGTTGCTGCTGGTGACTATCTTGGTATTATTGCCAATGGTGTTCCGGGTATTAAGTCAATCAACGCATGGGGTGGTGAAGACAATGTACCTGCAAAGTATGGTAAAGTTTTAGTGTCTCTGGTTTATGAGGATACTCTATCTGCTGCACAACAGGTAGCAACAGAGGCAGTTATTATTCAAAACCTGACAAATCCATTGTCTATTATTGGTATTGAGACAGAATTTGTTGACCCAACATTTATTTACCTTGACGTAACATCAACATGTAGGTATAATAGCGGATTAACTAACTTAACAAGACAAGCTCTTGAAAACAAGATTAGAAACTTTGTTCAAAGTTACTTTGCTACTAATGCTGGTAAGTTTAATGATGTAATTCACAAGTCAAGACTTGCTTCTGCGATTGATACTTCTGACTCGTCTATTTTGGGTACTAAGTTAGAGTTAAAGATGACTGCAAGATTTACTCCATCTAGAAACCCAAATACAGATAATATTATTCGTGCCGACTATACTATCAATTTCTTGAATTCTATTCAGGCACCACAGATGACAGAATCTACAATTAGTAGTGATAGATTTACTTTTAACAATATTACTTGTACTTTGCGCAACAAGGTTCGTCATTCTACAACTCTTCAGATTATTGACCAAAATGGTAAAGTAGTAGTTGACAATATTGGTAGCTATGAACCTACAACTGGTACAGTTACCTTGTCTGGTTTCCAACCACAAGCTATTACTTCAGGTGCTAGATACTTAAACATCACAGCAACTCCTGCTGATGACACTAACTTTAAGCCTTTGAGAAATACTCTGATTACTTTGGGGAATAACTTTGTATCTGCTATTCCAGATGTTAATGCTGCTACTGCTGTTGCGGGTGTGACCAACTAAAATGTCTAATGAAAGAACCTTAACTGACTTTAATAGACTTGAAGCTAACTTGCATCAACCGCAAGTCAAGACAGTTGTTCCTGAACACTTTAAAGAGCAGTATCCTAAACTTATAGATTTTCTAGAAGCATATTATGATTACCTAGATAGTGATGGACATCCGACACACAATCTTAAAAAGATGTTTACTATTCGTGACCCCGGCTCAACTGATGATGAATTTTTAGACCTATTGTTTCAAGAGAAAACATTTAGCACAGATACATTCCCTTCTCCTAGATTTGCTTACCTTCAAATTCCGGGACTTCTCAATAGTAAGGGTACAAAAATATCTATTGACTCATTCTTTAGATATTTCCAAGGTACGGATGTAGAGCAAATTCTACCTAGAAACTCTATGTTTATTGTTGGTCAGTCAGAGATTGGGGCAGAATCTTTAAGATTTATTCAGGACTCTTACTTCTATCAGGTATACTCTATTCTATTAAGAACTAACGTTCCCCCTACAGAATGGTTTAACTTCTATAAGAACTATCTACATCCAGCAGGGTTTGCAATCTTTACAGAAACACTGTTTGAACTTTTACCAACAAACTCTCAATTAGCAGCAAGTATGCCTCTGGCTCTGGTAGATAGTGATATTGCAGTAACTTCCTTTGAATTTTCTGCTGATCTTAATCTTTCTCCAACTATCAGTCTCACAGGTATTGATAGTGCAACTAATACAAGATACTATCCTGACAGAGAAATTCATTTCTATAATGATTCTATCAATGGTATTGGTGACTCCTATGATAACTATGCATCTATTGCAGATATCCTAAATACTAATTCACCGACCTTTGATGATTCGGCTGACTCGGCTAACTCTGGACTTACCCGCATCTTTATGTCTGATACCATACAGACAATGGATGAAGGTGTATTTCCGTTTTATGATAGTGTAGGAACTGATGTTCCTTAAATTCTGGTATAAATATTATTAATTCATTTACTGAGTAGGTAACATGGCAAGACAAAACATTTCAATTGGTGCAGCAGCAAATGATGGCACAGGTGATACCCTTAGAGGTGCTGGCACTAAGATTAATGATAACTTTACAGAACTTTATTCTGCACTAGGTGGTGATAGCACATCACTTGGTAATAATATTAGTTTTGATAGCACTGGTATCATTTTTTCCAATGACTCTAACTTCAGTGTTACTTTAGGACTGCTAGACTCAGCTCTTATGAGTAATAAGGTTGTCAGTCTTCCTAACAA